ATGCCGCTGACCGACACCCAAGTCAGGAATGCCAAGGGAAAAGAGAAGCCCTACAAGCTCGGCGATGGTGGCTGGCTGTTCCTGCTGGTGAATCCGGATGGCCATCGCTACTGGCGGATGTCCTACCGCTTTGCGAGAAAACAGAAGACGCTCTCGCTTGGCGTGTACCCGGCTGTCACGCTCGCTGAGGCGCGGAAGCGGCGCGACGAAATCAAGGAGCAACTCGCGAACGGCACGGACCCTAGCGAGGCGCGGCGAGCGACCAAGGCCGCCGTAGCTCTGGGCACCGATCGGACATTCGAGGTGATCGCCAGGGAGTGGCATACCCTGAAGTCCTCAGCCTGGGTGGCCTCCTACTCCAAGCTCCTCCTCAGCCGGCTGGAAGCTGACGTGTTTCCCGCAATCGGGCGCCGACCTATCGCGGATATCGAGCCGCCCGAAATTCTCGCCGCGATCCGAAAGGTGGAGGCGCGCGGTGCCCTCGATCTCGCCGGGCGCGAGATGCAGGCAGTCGGCGCGGTGTTCCGCTATGCGGTTGCGACAGGCCGGGCGACGCGTGATCCAACGCAAGACCTTCGCGGCGCCCTGAAGCCTGCTGGCCGGCAGCAGCACCATCGCGCGATGCCGCGCGAGGAGTTGCCGGATTTCCTTCGCGCGGTAGCCGCATATGACGGCGATCCGCGAACGGCGTTGGCCTTGAAGCTGATGCTGCTGACTTTCGTCCGGACAAGCGAGCTACGGGCTGCCCGATGGGCGGAATTTGAAGGCCTCAACGGTGAGGAGGGCGTGGAACCGCTTTGGCGTATTCCGCCCGACCGCATGAAGATGCGCTTCGAACATCTCGTTCCGCTCTCGCGTCAGGCTGTGGCCGTGCTCAAGGAGCTTCGGCCGCTGTCCGGCGTCAGTCCGTACCTGTTCCCCTCTCCGTCCAAGGAGGGGGTGATGTCGAACAACACGATGCTGTACGCCCTCTACCGCCTGGGCTGGCATGGCCGGGCCACGGTGCATGGCTTTCGTGGCATGGCCTCAACATGGTTCAACGAAGCTGGGTATGACCGCGACTGGGTAGAGCGCCAGCTATCCCACGACGAGCGGAACAAAATTCGAGGCGCTTACAACAGTGCGCAGTACCTTGCAGGGCGACGCCAGATGATGGGCGATTGGGCGGACTACATCGATCGCGTTGCGGCTGGGAAGCCTGCGGCTGGCAAAGCCACTCCTGCTGTACCTGTGGAAAACTGAATATATTTGGAGCGAATAATGCGCTCATATTCGCTCACATAAGAGGGAGTTCGATCAATCTTGTTCAAATAGGTACATATTCGATAGTTTGACCTTCGCCCCCGATAGCATTCTGATCGGCGGGCCATGCTCATGACCAACCTTTACCTTGGTGACAGCATCGTCGTTGGAGACGTGACGATCGTGCTTGTCGGCCGCACCTCGGGTGGGGCCGGGCAACATGCACGCATCGGCATCACCGCGCCCAAGGACATGAAGATCGAGCACCGTGCCGGTCGCGGCTCCGGCGCACGGGCCTCCTTCTCCCTTGCTGATGGAGCGCAAGATGCGCCGCGACGCGCCTTCCCTCAGCGCTGAGCCTGTCCCCTTCGATTGGCTGACCTTCGGCAGGCGCGCTCGCGCGTTTGAGCGGTTCACGGACCCTGCCGGTGCAGCCATGGGCGTCAATCCGAACTCGGGCCGATGGGCCGGGGCGGATCGTGCGGCAGACACCGCCACTGCGCTCGGGGCGGCGGGTGCGGAGAACAAGGCGAGGGGCGATCTCCGCCTTCAGGGCATGGGGCTGCGGGCGAGCGCCATCGGAATGGGCAACGGGCTGGCAGGACAGGCGAGCGGGGCTCTCGCGACTGGTGCGCAGATTGGCAATTCGGCCGCCGGCAACCTCACGGCAGCGAACAACGCCAACATCAACACGGCCGGCATCATGCAGTCCGGCACCAAGACGGCGATGGACGGCTTCACCGGGCAGGCCAACGTCCTCAGCGGTCTGTACAATTCTCAGCTCAGCGGCTGGAAAGCGCAGAATGAGGCGGCCTCGCAGTCGAACAGCGACCTCATGGGCGCCATCGGCACGGGCGCGGGCCTGATCTTCTCCGACGAGGATGCGAAGGAGAACAAGGAGCCGGCTACGGGCTCGCTGAAGGCGATGCGCTCGATGCCCGTGCAGGAGTGGGACTACAAGCCCGGCATGGGCGACGGCGGGCGCCACGTCGGCACCTATGCGCAGGACTTCAAGGCTGCGACCGGAAAGGGCGATGGGCGCTCCATCCCGGTCATCGACGCGATCGGCGTGACCATGGGGGCGGTCAAGGAGCTGGACGCGAAGGTGGAGAAGCTGGCCAAGGGGTTGCCAGCGTATGATCGGAAGGACGGGGAGCAAGTGGGGCGCGGCGCTCGCGGCATCCGAAGGGGTGCGACATAGGGGCTGCCGCGAGAAATGATGGCGCGATCGTTGACACCCTGATCTCCAACGCCCGAAGCGACGGCAGCGAAGGACGGTAGCGGCGATCGGAGGCTCACGCAAGGACTGGCATCCCGGCTGGATAATACTGTCACCTTGAGGCGGCCGCTGTTCGCCGGTACCGTTCTCGATGGACCCTCCGCAGGCTGGATCGAAGTATCGTCACCCGCTGACGCTGCCTCCCCAGGTATCCCGGAGCGGTTCGGCGCCGGCTCTGGCCCATAACGGTGGTGTGATCGGTTCGGCTCGTTCGGGCCATCCCCAAGTGACCAGCCAGGGTCGGCGTCTTCGGATTTCGGTAAGTTCTCGATATTGGCCTCTGTCGGCTTCTCACAGATAGTTATCGCCCGGCGCGCGCGGAGTGCCGTCCTTGATCCCCGATCAGATCCCGGACATTCGATCGACGGGACAGAAGCCTGGTTTTCCTTTGTGAACCTTCGACTTGGGCCTTGCCGCCGGAACAACTGCAGCCCCTTATCGCCCTCCCTCAAGCCAAGCTTTCGTTGCCACCACGCCGATAAGTTGTATTCTCTCTGCGCGGAGCGCGAGGGCCGCGGAGGATCAGGTTGGACTTTTCGGTCGCGGCGCCATCGCGCAACACACCAACCGCCGCCAGTACGGTTGTTCTGCAACAGGATCGTTGGGACGACTTCGGGTACAAGACCCAGTATCAACTCTACTACTTTGGGTCAGATGGTGCCACGTTGATCGGCAACATTAAAATTCTACGGAAAGATCAGAAAACTTCGCACCAAAGCGAGCTACCTGTCGGTCCGCTTGCGCCGTTGGCCGAGGAGTTTTGTTCGCTCGGTCAGTCCCTTGATTATTATGAACGGCTGGCCGAACTGCCGAGGGAGGTTCGGGACTAGATCCTTAAATTCTTTCGCGATGCGCTGGTCCACCCGGCTCAGGCCTCGCGGTGGTAGGGATAGGGGCAGAACGTTGCGGCGGCCATCGGCGTCGGTGACGACTTCGGGCGCGGCCTGGGAAGGGCGCTGAACCCCCTGACGCTCCTGATCAAGCAACTGCAAGGCAGCGCCATCAAGCCCGTCGAAATCGTGCCCGAGGAGCTGCCGGCCCTCGTCGGAAGGCATTGACCTCCGAAGCCGCTCATACCGCCAGCTTGTAGGGCGGTTCCAAGTCGGCTGGGTTGTTCAATCCAGCCGAATGCGGTCCATCGGAGCGGCGAGGAACCGAGAACCGTTTGTTTCGGTTGTTACGGATATTTCACTTGATGGGCGATGGCCCATTCCCCTATAAAGGGACCAAGATGGATGCGAACGGAGGAGGGGAGAACGATGGCCGAAGCCTGCATTGCTGACCTCACCCGCCGGCTTCCGACGCGCGAGGAAATAGACAGCGCTGCTGAGGCGGCGACTGCACTGGCTCACGCCCGCGAGGGCGATGGGCGGCTCGTCATGCTAGGCCCCGAGGGGGAGGAGCTTAGGATTGCACCGGCAATCGGCGATCTGCTGGTGGACCTGCTAGGCCACGTCGCGCGTGGGGACATGGTGACACTGGTTCCGACCGGGGCTCTGCTCACCACCCAACAGGCGGCGGACATCCTCAACGTCTCTCGCCCATTCCTCAGCAGCTTGCTCAAAAGCGGTGAGATACCGTTCATCCCGATCGGCTCGCATCGGCGCGTCATGCACGCGGACCTGATGGCGTACAAGGCTCGTCGTGATGCAGCTCGGAACGCCGCGCTCGATGAGCTGGCACGCCTTGGCCAGGAGTTTGACGCCGGGTGAAGCGCATCGCCGACCGCTTCGTTGTGGTGCTGGATGCGAACGTCCTGTTTCCGTTCAGGAAGCGGGACGTGCTCCTGCGCTTCTGCGAAGCGGGCCTGTTTCGTGCGCGGTGGAGCCCGCAGATACTCGATGAATGGACCCGGAGCCTTGTCGCTCTGAAGCCGGAGTTTGCCGCTAGCATCCAAGCCCAGCTTGCCGCGATGCATGCCGCGTTCCCTGAAGCGCTCGTGACGGGCCATGAGCCGTTGACCGCAGCTCTGGAGCTTCCCGATCCCGATGATCGCCACGTGCTGGCTGCGGCTATCCGCTGCGGTGCCCAGCACATTGTGACCGACAATCTCTCCGACTTTCCTGCAGCTGCTCTGGATGGCTTCGCGATCGAGGCGATCGACGCAGATGAGTTTTTGGCGCGAACCTTCGACCTTTACCCTACCGAAGCCCTCGCCACCCTGAACCTGATTCGCGAGGGATACCGGAAGCCGCCATTCACGCCATCGGAGTTCGTGATGGACCTGATGGCCAAGGGACTGCCCAAGCTCGCCTCTCGGATTGCGCCGTTGCGATCGCTGATGTGATGCACGGGTGCCCATGACAGAATGTCGCACGGCGCAGTGCGGACGGAGGTGCGAGTGTCACTTGTCCATTTTCGTCCACGGACGCGCATGGTCGAACACGGCGCGTTTTGATGGTAAGTTTGATGGTATTGGAAAATTTCGAAATGAGCTAATTATCTGATATTTAAGGTAAAATTTGACCTGATATCACTCCAGGTCCCCCAGCCAAAAATCTAATTAAAACTCAAAGTGTTGAGCGCTTACATTTCAAGCCAAGCCTCCGAATGCCCTTCGTGTAAGCGCTATGTAAGCGTAGCTGGCGGAACGCGCCCTTGTGCCGACGAAACTCGTTCGCACGGAGTGGCGGATGTTGTTGGCTGGGGCAGGGAGGAACGCATCAGCTCGCTGCTGGTTGAACTCTCATGCATGCTCTCTTAAGAGGGTGGCGCTAATTTTGCCTACAGCTAAGATTGTGTGGCAAAGGAGGAGCCGATGTTCGCCGTGAGACGCGGGATTGTCCGATGACGATTTTTGCGATTATGGCGCGCGAGGCGAACCCGTCGCTTCAGCAGGCTATCGATACTGTCTACAAGGACAAAAATTATCGCATAGCCGATCGGACGTGGTTGGTGTCGGATACGGCGACCGCAAAGCAGGTCACCGAGAAACTGGGTGTCAAGAAGGGCGGCATTACTGGGGTTGTCGTGATGCCCACCACCAATTCTTATTACGGCGTTGCTGCGACTGCAGTTTGGGATTGGCTGCGCGCTTCGATCGAGGCATCCAGTGATGGCTAGGCGTCCTGCTCCCCCCTCTCAACCAAGCAGATCAGAGGATGTGACACCTCGGGACTATCCCCAGACGACTCCGCCTCCGTACTCTGCGCACGGACATGACTTTACTTTACAGTGTATTGTGGAGATTCAGCGTACTGTCGGTGAGATGAATGCAAAACTCGATAGAGTTGTGCAAGATGTTCAATCTCACGGAACAAAAATATCAGGTATATCGGAAAAAATAACTTTCTTTCTTGGTGGGGCTGCTGTTGTCGGGGCTCTTGTTGGCGGTGGGATAGCGCTTCTATTCAAGTTGCCTTGGGATCGTTTGGTCGCTCCAAGTCCCACTCCTCCCGCAGTTGTGGCATCTCCACCCCCGGTTTTGCCGCCGACGGCCCTCCCTCAACGCCTCGGTGATAGGGCGGCTTTGTCGTGCCTTACATTTCCCGCCAGCGGGGAAAGGCGGGCATAGAAGATCGTCACGTCAGACCCCCCTCACCCTTGCGGCTCGTGCCTCTCGGACGACGTTCACCACATCCCCGCGCGTCTCCCTCCACCATGCCTTGATCGTGGCCAGCGAAAGCTGCTGGATCTGTTCCGCGGTCAAGTTGGCTCCCTTCGCGTCGATCTGGAAGACGGGAGACAATGAAGCCGTGATGCTGCCCAATGCGGACGCGCGCCGTCCGCCGTTGAAGGTGTGCCGCGGATCATCCCGGCGCAGCACCTCCTCCTCGAGCTCCAGCACCGCCGGCCGCTCGCGCGGGCCCAAGCCCATGATGCCGCCGGTGTGGAAGCGGGGCGCATCGAGAAAGGCCGATACGGGCACGTCGCGGACAAAGGTGGGATTGCGCCCAACGATGCCACCGGAGTGGAAGCCGAAGGTGGGCACCGCCATGGGGCCGGCGCCGCCGGTGACGTAGGAGAGGGAGCCGCCACTGGTGGTGCCACCGAAACCGAGCATCCCCATCAGGCCCATCGCCGACTGCTGAAAGGCGAGCCGGGCGAGGTCGGCAATCATGCTGTCCACCAGGTCGGAGAAATTGCCCTTGCCCGTCTTCACGAAGTCGACGAAGGCGTTCTCCATGCTGGAGAACATGGAGGTTGTGAACTCCGCCGTCTGTTTCGACAGGCTGCCGACGCGCTTCTGGTAGTCCAGCGTCGCCAGCGAGACGCCGGCGAGCGCGTCATTCGACCGCTCTAGGCTCTTCCGGTACTCCTCTATGCGTGAGTTGCTCAGCGTCTCCGCCGCCTTCGCCGAGGCTCTGGCAAAGGTATCCTGACTGATGGCGCCCTTCACGAGGAGGGTATTCAGGTCGCCGATTTGCTCCGCATATTTCTCCGCTGCGGTGCGGGTATCGTCCCACACCCTTTGTGCGTCGCGGGCGAGTTCGTCGGAGGCCTGCTTGGCATCGCGCTCCGCCTCGCGGGCACGCTTCTCGGCCTCCTTGGCGGCCTGCTCTCGGTCGTACTTGTTGCCGGCGAGGAGATATACCTCCGAACGCTGGTCCAGCGTGGCGCCTGCCCCGAGCTCGCGCATGGCCTTGTCGATCGCCTTCGCCCGGTCATTGCCAACGACCGCTAGATCCTCCTTGAGGCGGGCAATCACCTTCGCCGCGTTCTCGGCATCCTTCTGCAGCTTGTCGAGGCCGATCCTGCTGAAGTCGGTAACGTCAGCGGTGCCAGAAAGCGCGCGAAGGGCCGAATCGAGCTGCGTCATGCCGGTCGCCGCCTTTAGGCCGCTGTCCATCATGCCGAGGAGCTTGGCCGCCGCCTCGGTGAGCGCGGGGTTCCCGAGGGCGACGGTCGCCACGCCATTCTCCAGCACGCGCCAGGCGGCCGGATCCTTGGCGCTCACCTGAAACCGCTGGATCTCCGCCGTGAAGGCGGCGAACTCCGAACGTGCGCCCGCGAACACGTCGCGCCCGATGGGGTCGTTCGGCAGGAGCGAGAAATTCGCCGCACTCCGCATGAAGCTGTTGGTGAGGGTGTCCAACTGCTTCTGCAGGTCGGCAAGCCCCTGCATCGCCTTGACCGTGGTCGCCGCCTTGGACGCGCTTTCCCATCGGGTCGCCGCGCCGGTGGCCTCCTCATAGGAGCCCGTCACCAGCTTGATGAGGCGATCATGCTCCTTGAGCTGGTCCTCCAGCGATTTCGAGGAGCCGACCAAGGCGTCATAGGCATAGGTGCCGCCGACATACAGGGCGGTGAATCCGGCGAGGACCGCCGTCGTCGGGTTGACGAGGGAGAGGAGTGCCTGCCCAACGCCCCCAATGATCGTTTTCAGCCCGCGATCGCCCATGAGGCCGCTGATCTGGGATCCCTGCTGCAACATCACCGTGAAGGGCGACTGCCCGCCGGCGAGGGACACGGCGATGTCCTGCAACTGGGCGGAGAGGTTCGTCACCTCATAGCTCGCCAGCTTGGACATGGAGCCGACGGACCCGACCGCGCGGCCAAGGCCGGTGTAGGCGATCAGTTGCTGATCGAGAATTGGCGCCTGCGAGGCGTACCGCTTGTTGAGCTCTTCGATCGTCGGCACCAGCGAGACAAAGCCTTGCTTGGCGAGAACCGCGGCGTCGGCGGTGAGCCCATACTTCCGATACACGCCCTCCAGCATCACCGCGGCCCGATCGAGGCCCATGCCGGCGTCCACGGCGCGCCCGACGTTGCGAACGACCTGTTCGAACCTCGCGGCGCTGGAATAGCCCTCGATCAGCTGCCGGCTGAGCTTTGCCGTGGCGTCGCCGGCGGACTGGGTCGCCGCGTCCATCTGGGCAAGGGCGGCTCCCATGGCCCGGGACGATGTAATTCCGCGCTGGTCGGCCGCCACCTTGTCCGCCATGCCGCGGGTGTAGCTGCTGGCATCCATCTCGGCGGACACGCGGAGGCTGGAGAGCGAGACGACCATTATTTGGGTCCCCCTTGCTGCTGCCGCGGATTCCAACCCTCGATTTGCCGGACTTCATCGGGATCGAGCACCTTGGTCTCGATCGCAATTTTGTGGGCATTCCAGCGGGTTTCCGGATCCCCGCGGAGGAAGCCGGAGAGGTCGAGTTCCAGTTCATAGGGCCCGCCGGCCGGGAACACGGAACGGGCGAACTCCGCCTCGATCTTCCGAGCCCATGGCGCGAGGCCGAAGGTGGCGAACCACAAGCCGGCCTGCGCCGCATTCGTGAAGGTGTTGTTTTCGTAGGCCTGCACGATCGGCGGCGGCACCTGGAACAGGCGGCATAGCTCGATCACGCTGAATTTGCGGGTTTCGAGGAGCTCGGCGTCGTCCGGCGAGACCTGCGACGGATACCACTTCGCGTCGCGGTCCAAGAGCAGCGGCTTGCCGCCGTTGGCAGCGCCGAAGTGGTTTGCGTCAAGGAACGACTTGAGCCGCTTGTACTGGTCGCCCTTCAGTTCTCCCGCGACCGAATAGGCGCCGCTCGGGAAGGCGCCATTCTGCAGGAAATTCGTCGCAAGCTGGTTCGCCGCCCGGACGCCGGCCACCGTGTCCGCCGCGCGGGAGAGGCGCGAGCGGCCGATTTTGCCGTCATCCGTTCGGTCCCTGAGGTGCAGCACCTCGCCCTCAAGGTGCCTGCGGGTGTTTCCGCGCCCGTCCGACACGTCGTAGGCCAGGCGGCCGCTGGACAGTTCGGCGACCGAAACGAATCCCCACGGGATGTAGCGGAAGCCGGAGAGCTGACCGTTGCCGGCCCGTTCGACCACGGCGAGGCCGTTGCCGGTGAGGAGGGTGGACGCCACCAGGTGCTCGACGAAATCGGGCCACGTCTGTTGCGCGTTGACACCGCCGCGGACCAGCTTGTTCAGCGGGTGGGCGGGCACCTCGGTGCGCGTGCCCTCGCCATCGCGGCGATATACCAGCGCGGGCACATAGGCGAGCGCGGTGGCAATCGCGTTGACGCAGGCGAGGACAGCGGAGAGGTTTTCTGCCGCCCGAGCTGACATGCCGGCGTGGGCGCCAATTCCCGGCGCGAGCGCGTCCCAGCTGGGATCACGAAGGGAGCGCTTCTCATAGCCGGCCCAACCGGCGACGCGATCAAAGAGGCCCATCAAATCCCCTCCAGCCGGCGAGGATCAGCGCGCGGCGGCGGCGCGCCCGGTCGGTTGCATCGCGGCTGCGGAGGGCAATCTCTGTGCCCTCATAGGCGGGCCATGCCTGCACCACCGAGATTTCGGCCAAATCCACCGAGCGCAGGGTTCGATGCGTGCCTCGCCAGGTGTCGCCCCCTTTCGGCACCTGGAAGCCGAAACTCATGCCGCCGAGGTCGCCCCGCTCTGCCAAGGTGAGCACATCCCGCCCGGCCTGCGTGTCGGGGATATCGAGGGAGAAGGAGAGGCCGCGAGCATCCTCGGCGAGGCGGAGCGTGCCGCTCTTGGTCCGCCCCAGCACCTTCCCGGTGTCGTGATCGAGGAGGGCCAGGATATCGCCCCCCAACGCGCGGAAGGCGCCCGGGGCGATGGTCTCGATGAAGCCGCCAACGCGGGCCTCGGTATTGAAAACCGCGGCGTAACCCTCAAGGCGGCGTCCGGCGGCGCGGACTTCGGTGAAGGCGCGCCGCTCGATGTTCGCGCGGTCCATGGTGCGTCAGGCCGACGGCATGGCGACGAAGGAAACGCCTGCCAAGTCTTCGACGCTGCAGAAGGCTTTGGGGTGCCGAAGCGCCACATCAACCGTCGCCATCGCCCGGATCGAAATATTGCCCTTGGAATAGGCCGCGCTCTCATACGGATTCACGAGAATATCGATCTCGGACCAGATGCCGATCAACATCTCGGACCAGTCGGCGACAATTAGGCCGTGCTCGTTGCCGGCGCCGAGGTTGGTAGGCACGAGGTTGGAAAAAGTCACCGGCAGGGAATGGAAAATCGCGGGGATGTCGATGGGCTGGCCGATACCATCGCGCGCCAGATTCGCCGCTTTGCGGACGCCGCCAGTCGTCAGAACGGCTCGGTTCTGGCCGACGTTCTCCGCATCGAGCTTTGCGATGGCGTCCGCCACGGCAGTGAAAAGAGATTCCGGAGACGCCGAGGTCTGGATCCCGGAGGTGGAAAGAACCCCATGAGGCTCATTGGCCCCGCCACCCTTGATCGCCGCGCGGTCGATGGCGAGGGCGAGATTCCGCGCCAGCATCTGACGGAGCAGCGCCTCCACATCGGGGGAAGCCTGCAGCAGCATGTTGCGGGAGAACTCGCTCAATGCGCCGGCGTGCTTCGGGGCGAGCGTCACGCTGTCGAAGTCAGCATCGTCGGCGGTGAGCGCGGAATTCTCGGCCACCCAGCCGACGGCCGGACTGTCGGTCTCCCGAGGGATGCTGAGGTTGCCGACAAGACTATTGAGCACCCGGGCGCCGAGGCCGCGCACCACTGAGGCGGCGGTGAGGGCGCTGATGTATTGGTCGGGCCGGTGGTCGGTGGGCACCAGTTCGGAGCCGGTGCTGGTGGTGAGCACGCGGGTCTCGAACACTTCGGTGGGAAGAAAGACGCCCTGGGCCGGACGGCCGGAGCGCTTCGCCAGTTCCGCCTGCATTTCCCGCTCGAAACCCCAATCAACGCCGATGCCGGCGGCGCCGGCAAGCGCGCGGGTGACGCGGAACTTGCTGCGAATTTCCGTCTCCAACTTCGGATCGCCGTTGATGGGGCGGCCGGGCTCGGCGCGGTCGGCAGCGTCGATCTTCTTCGCGCGCTCGATCTTCGTATCGAGGTCACGGAGCTCGAGCTCAGCGGCGGTAAAGGCGGCATCGTCGTCTTTGCCGTGCGCTTCATTCATGCGGGCGACGACCGCCGCCCGCTTCTCAATGAGGTCATTGGTCGTCATGGATAAGGGTCCTTCAAGGGCTGGGCGCGCCATCTCGGCGGGCCACCACCGGCTAGGCCGGCGATCTGGGGTTAGGGTGAGAAGGAACCGGCGCCCTCCGCGGCGCCAAGGCGGGCGAGTGCATCGGCGACGACGCGCCCGACCGCGATCCACAGGAAGTGCGGCGAGGCCTCGATCACGCTTTGCAGGTCGTCCGCTTCCGCCGCGGGAAAGACGAGCCGCGCTGCGACTTCAGTCCCGCCGGGCGCGAGAATTTCGACGGTGAGGAGCATTCCGTTCAGCGCGGCGATGATCGCATCGGGGGGAGTGTGTTTGTAGCCCGCCAGGCGCTCCAGGATGCCGTCGACATGAGCTTCGACGGTCGCGTGGGCGGTCGAGACCTGGATCCCGTAACGAACGAGGGTCCCGATCACCGCGAGCCGGGCCACGTCCACCAGTGAAAAGCGCCGCCATGCACCATCGGCGCGCTCGCCGTCGCTGTGAAGTGAAGGCAAGACACGCCCCCTCCAACACGCCGGACGAACCGGCATTCGGCCGGTGAAAGCTCAACCGGCCTTGTGGGCTCCGAACGGGTTCGCCGCCATTCCCACCACCACGCTCGATCCGCCCCGCAGTGCGGCGTCTCCTGCGGTCCCCGCGCTTATCGGGTCCGGGTCCCCATCACGTCGATCGCCTATGCTGTCTCAGCAGGAAGGGTCGACGTCATTTCGGCGATTGCCTGGAACTCTGTCAGGAACTCGGGGCGCGCCTGTGCCAGGTAGCGAACGACCCGCCCGTTCCTGAGCAACTTTGCCAGATAGCCTTTGACGACCGTAAGCTGCAGATGTTCCTCGCCATAGGAGTCCTGGATGGAGGTGATCGCTTCGTGGAGGCGCGCGAGTTCCCGTTCCATCCGCGCCATGGCCTCGGTCGTGATCCCTTTTATCTGCTTGGGTTTCTTCGGATCGAGGAGCTGTGACTGCGGCGTGCTCGCAAGAATGGCCGACGCATAAGCGGACGAGTAGTTGTTGGCATTGACGAGAAGTTCAGCGGCCTCGATCTGGCGTATCGCCTTGAGCTTGCGCAAGGTGTCGAAGACGACCATCGGGCACGGCTTGTCCTTCAGGAGCGCGGAAGCTTCCTCGCAGATGCCATCGAGCATGCGGGCTTTACGCTGCACGGACTGCGCCTTCACATTTAGCGCCTTTGCGATCTTTTCCCCCGGCACCCCGCGCTCGATGGCACGCAGAATCATCTTGTGTTCTTGCACCGGGGACAGCCTGCTGATCCGCTTGTTGTAGGTAAACGCTTCGTCGTCGGTCGAGACAAGGCATTCAACCTCGTTGAAACCGAGGTCTTTCAGGATTTCGATCCTGAGATGGCCGTCGAGGAGCAGGAACACTCCGGGCTGTTTCGGGTCTCGGGCCACAACAGGGGGCTCGACCAATCCCACCTCGCGGATAGAGGCCGTGATCTGAAGGTATTTCTGGCTGGCCTTGACGGTCTTGCGCTGCGCGTGGACGGGCAGGATCGCGTTGATGGGGAGCCGAACGCAGTCGTCCTCGCACGCAAAGAGGACTTGCTGAGGGCGCGAGCGTTGTTCACGTTTCAT